TGTAGTAATATACGAGTCATAGAGAGCCAACACTTCATCAGCGTGTGAGCCACCCTCATACTGTTCGTTCTGGACATAAAGAGTGTAGAAATCTACATACTGCCTGCTGAAGAAGTTTCCTACAGAAAGTTTAGGCTCTGCAGTAGTTGTTGAAACATATTTATTCTTAAAACAAAGAAACTGAGTAAAGGTTGCTTCTAACGTTTTATTACCTTCAGTGGGTAGGTATGAGAAGTATGGGGCAATAAAGATACCTGTCCAGTAGTAGTTCTCTGAGGTAGACTGAAGTTCCCAAGGAACAAAGGCTTGGTTGTTCAGATCGTAGATAAGTATCTTTCTGTAAATATAATCGTCTTCATCATTCTCTTTATAAAGCCAGTAAATCTTGTTAGTCGCTGGATCAAACTCACCTTGAGCATTGTTCCGTGACCCATCATTGATGACGTTAAAGAAAGATTTGATAGTATCGTCCGAGAGATTGCTTTTATCGTAAGAGCCATCCACAGGACCAAACTGGCCTATAGTTTGTTGTAGAGCTTGGATACCAATACGGCTCCACCAGAAGATTTTATTATCAGCAGTAACAATAGACTCTTCAGCTTCAGTACCAATATCTGAGATTTGTGTGACAGAGTAGTCAAGTGCTGTAAATCCTGCGGCACCAGAAGCAATAGACCAAACACCATTCTTGGCGAATACAATAACACCACTTCCTAATGCTCTTAGCGCTACAATGTTTTCAGCGTTAGGTATCTCAATCACACCACCATCTGTGGCAATCAGGTCTGAGATGTCTTCTGCAGTAGGGTCAGCCTCTTGGAAGCACTGCCCTGCTCTAGAACTATCTTCTAACGTCGGGCTAAAGTATACTGCGCCTCTGTGACCATAAAACACCCTACCAGAGCTAAACTCGATAGTAGGTGGTCTAGTACTCTCTGTGACAGCCGTGAGGCTGGAGACACCTGACACGGCAGTATAATCTTTGTTGAACGCATCAACAATAAAATGACCCCTAGGAGCCCTAGTGTTACCAAAGAAAATACTACCGAGTAGGGCGGGGTCGAAGTCTCCATTCACATCTTTAGCTACCCACCACTGTTTGTTATTACCGGGATACCTAGACTTAGCAGTATAATACTCTGCAATAGGCCCTGTGGTAGTGGGGTAGGAGTAAGTGTACGGAGCCCCATAAAGAGAGTAAGATGTGATAGTAGTACCGGAGCCTGTAGCTTCAGGGTCTACCCAACCTTGGTTTCTCAGGTTGTAGTGGTGAGCTGCAGTTAAGGAAGAAGGTTCTTCATCAACGCTTAAACCGTCATCCAGACCAATAAAGTCTCTGATCTTAATGTAGATAGTAGAGACAGTAATAGAGTCACCAGACTCATCATAGTCAATAGAGATAGGGTTCATGTAAGGATGGGCTACATACAGTGTACCTTTACCAGATGTGAACTGACAAGGTGTAGCATCCATGCTTCCTGCATAAGAGCTTAACTGGTACGTGGTTAGGTCAACCGAGAAAGACTTACTAGTAAATGTACCGTCTGAATTAATCTTCCAGAAGTACAGACCTTCATCCATTTGGATAACTAGAAAGTGTAGTTCTTCTGTCTTACCGGGCTCTGTCCACACATGGGACTTACCTTTGACTGAACCTAAGGACGAAATGTTATAGAGGTCAGTATCTACTGAGAAGCCAAACCTACGAGTTCTAATCCCATTCTCAAGGATATCGCAGTTCTTCTCATCAATAGATGCACCCTCAGGGTAAGCAAGAGGGCTTGCTTCCGTGATTAATCCTTTAGAAAAGTTCGCGTATAGTTTGTTGGCTTTCGCTCTGGACATCCGGGGTACCTACTTTGGTGAGTTATATCGGTTTTGATTAACCACCTGATTAAACATTGTTCGGCCTGTTGGTGATTAGTAAAACGGCCTCTTAACTCCTTAGCTATCTTACCACCACCATGAGGGCTTATGTAATAGAAACCTGCTGAGTCCAGTTTAATGTAGTACTCTTTGAACCTGTAAGTCAGGTACACTGGATTATCAGAGTGTTTCCTTTTCTTTAACTTTAAAACCTTCTTCTGAGGTTTACCTCTACGACCTACCGTAGTTTTTAGATGAGTGCTCTTTTTCTTGGTCAACTCTAAACCTATTGTTTTGATGTGCAACCTTTTGGCGTCTGGCTCTCTGTTCTTCTTTAGAGTTAGCCACACCTTTGTAATTAACCCACGAAGCTGACTTAGACTCCGCTAGAAGCATTGGGAAAAACCGTGCTTCTAAGTCTGGGGTAAAAGTATCGGAGGCTGTCCATGTAGGAAGAACTTCTGCCCATACCATAGTCTTAGAATTCTGGAGGGTAGAGTCAACAGTTGAGTTATAAGAGTCGAAGACATAGTGCTCATTATCAAAAGAGGTGTAGTAAGTTGGGTGCTGGTCGTTCATAATACGATAAGGTACTGCATCTGTACCGGGGAACTTAACTACTGTAGATGCAATAGAGCTTGTTCTAGAGAGGAGCAGTTTAATGAAATCTTCAGGCTCACACCAAATTACTTCATAGTAGTCGGGTGATGCCACAGTATTCTTGTTGTAGAATAATCGATTAGTTTGATCTACATTAGCAGGGACTTTAAGGATATTAGGTTTATCTGTAGAGTCTGCTAAAGCTTCTAACTGGATAATGTCAAACCGACTTCTTAGTTGGAAGTTACCAAAGTTCTCATAGTAAGTAGTCTTAACTTCCTCAGCTACTTGTTGAGATTCAATAGTATCAGAAATAGAAGAAATCTCTTCTGCATCCATAGCAGAGAGGATATTCTGTACAATTTCTAACAGTGTCATCTTCATTAGTTTTAAACCTTAATAAAAAACCCACCTAAGATACATTTATAGCGTGTCCTAGGTGGGTTCCTTTGTAGTTGTGATTAGCTGGAAGCTACTAGTCCTGCAGTTCTTAAGGCTGCGAGGAGTGCATCCACTTTGTCAGAGATGGCTTGTACTTCAGCTTCAACATAAGTTGCCGAAATATCTTGATTCAGATCAGCAACCGCAGCCGCTACACCGAATGTGGCCTCCCCAACTTCCAATGAACCAACCTGTACGGTCAATCCATTGAAGTCAAGTGTATTAGATTTACTAGCCATTTGCTACCTCTTAAACTGAGCGAGGAAGCGTATACTTGACTACCAGCGTACCCTTACCTGCGGTGAAAGTACCAACAGTACTAAGTGCAATGTAGTTCTTCTCCGTTACAGAGGTGGCTACATCAGCGCCGGAACCGGCTTGCTTAGCGTTAGCACTAAGGTTAGCAGTGGCACCGTTGGTAGCAGTTACCAGACCGTCTGCATCAATTACAGAACCATCTTTTTGGTAGAGACCTGCAGCGACAGAAGTACCACCTGCAGCAGCTTCGTCCGTCATGTAAATCTCAGCAGATTCAATATGGGCTTGATCAGGGATGAAGACATCACCATCATTAAAGCCATCCACTGTACCGTCATTGTCCAGATCGGACGTAAAGTCAGTAGTACCCGCTGGGATTTTAGTAAGGTCGAACTTGACGTGAATCTCTTGAGTCGCGCCGTAACCTTTTACATAACGTGCTTCGTTAGTTTTTCTTGCGTTATCGCGGCCATATTCAATGTACAGGCCGTCAGGATTATTCCATGACATAATTTATATCCTTTCCTTATACAACGTCAGTGCTTGTAAGCACAGTAACAAGGTTCTCAGGACGATAAATCTTCGTACCGTAACGAGCAGTCATAACATATTCTTCACGTTGGAAGTCTTTGTTATACTCACCGTCAACTTCTGGCATTTGACGCCATGCACCGATAAACGGAACAACGTCAGCAGACATAGAGAAGAAGAGGTTACCAACTGCGTTAGCACCGGATGCCACACTATCAATCGTCTCGGAAGTACCACTTTGATCAGCACCGCAGAGTGGGAGATAGTTAGACATGTAAACATCGAAGCCCATGACGTTCTTGAGGAACACCATACCAGAGGTCATACCAGATTCAATAACGCCTTGCCACATCGGGTTGTTGGCAACGTTAACGAGGTTGGTAAGAGTCTCAAGGACATACGATTGAGTCGGATCGATAATTGCGATACGATTCTGTGCAGGAACATGTGCCTTAGTAAGTGAGAGGTTTGCGCGAGCAAAGTCCTCAACCGCAAGCACCGGATTGGTGCCGACAGTACCAGAACCCACCCAACGGTGTGCTTGGCCATTAATAAGGTTTAAGTTACCCGGAACCTGATAACCAGCAGGGTTACCCGTGCGTGGCTGACCTTCTTTAAGGATATGAAGTTCAAGGTCCTTAAAGATAGCTCGGTTCATCGAAGGTACGAATTTACCTTCAAGTTCAGCAGAGTAGAACGAATCTTGACGCTGCTTCTTAGTGATGTACGTAGCCGCAGACACATATTCTGTGATCTGGAACTGGAACTCACCAGTATCCATTGCGGTATATTCAATAGGAGTATCTTCTTGATAGTCCTGTGCAGTCATCTCACCGATGGAAGGGATAGTAAACAGATCGCCGTCAGGGAACTCAGTCATCCAGCGAACATAACGCTGGGCTTCAAGGGTATCCTGAAGAACCTCTTTAATTTCTGTTGACCATACCTCGGAACGGATAAGAATTTCAGTATTGGAAGTCGTATGACCTGCCATATCTTATTTCCTTAAGTATGAATTATTATAATCCACGCTCAGCTCTAATCTTAGCCATCTTAAGGTCTAGAAGACGTTTCTGAACAGGCGGGGACATCCATTTGTGTGGGTCCTCAGTTTTAAGTGCAGAAATATCATTTAACTCTAGTTCCGATACTCTTCGTTTGGTATTAGCTTCTGGTTTCTCTTCTTGGGCTCTTACTTGTTTTACACCAAGAGTTTTATCTTCAGCTTTCTTACCAACTCCAAGAGTTTTAAGAAGGAAGTTAGGACGTTCACGTGCGTCTTTTTGGAGAGCTTCAATTGTGGTCTCAAGTTCAGCAGCTTTTTCTTTCAAGAATGTTTTAGCAGCTTCAGGTGATCCCGTATAAGAGATGATGCTCTCAATTGTAGAGTTATAATTAGCCTCAGCCGTTTGTTTAGCTGTACGGTTGTTTAACAACTCTTCGATTTGTTCCAAGGTGACGCCGCCCTCGGTGCTTGCAGCTTCAACGACTTCTTCAGTGGTTGTGGTCACTTCGCCGTTCTTTTCTTTAAGCTTTTGTAGCGCGTCTTCAACAGATAGGCGAGTTTGTAGTTCAGTTCTTACCTCTTCTAACGAAGAATTCAAACCTTCGATGTGCTTATCAGCATGGACATAAGCCTTAGCTAACTCGTTTACATCTTTATACTTCTTACCCTCACCTACGAGGTCCTCTAATGATACTTGGTCAGCGTCTTGAGGTTTAGTTCCAGATTGGTCATCTGTAAAAATATCTGCCATTCGGTCAATGGTCCTTTATTTCGCATAAATCAATAATATATTGGAATGCTTGTCTCATTCCGTTTTTGTGAGCCTCTTTATGAGACCACGATGGAGAATCATAATCTTCGAGATTACTTTTCTTTAATTCTTTAACCCTATTATAACATATTTCAGATAGTTTGTCAAGTAAAATATTACTATTTCTTAAATAATCTTCAAATTCTTTACGTTTTATAGGGTCAGAGAGCCCTTTAGTCCACTCAGTTTTCATATTATTCCTGTTGTTGGGCCTGTCTGGTCGCCTGTTGTACTTGTTCAGGTGACATTCCTGCTGTCTGCTCTTCCATAATCATTTGCTCAGCAGCAGAGGTTACTTGAGCTGTTCTAGCTTGCTCTTCGATGCGTACATTCTCACGCACGATGTTGTATTCGCCAATCTCAAGAAGGTCTTCGATGATTTCAGCAAGTCTGAGACCAGAGAAGTGTACTGAAACTGATGGGTCTTGTAACATTGGGGTAGCACTGATCTGAGCAAGGTCTTGGAGAAGGTTGGCTTTACGTGCAAATCTACGAGCACCTAGTGCTTTCAACTTACCTTTAGCTGTGATATCCTCTTTAGTAATAGACAAGAAGTCAATAAAGTGGAAGTCAGTATCTTCAATTCTAACCTCTTCAGTTGCAACAAAGTTACGTCTAGCTGTTTCAACCATTGAATTGAGAATAGGCTCAAGGAATACAGTCTCGAAGTGAGCGGTCTTGTTCAGGAAGACTCTATTAGCTCCATTCTCCAGTACTTGAACCTCAAATTTAGTTTTCTCACCCGGAGTCCTGAAACCCATAGCTTGTCGTGGAGCACCAGCAAACTCTTCCATTGTTTGCATGATCTGAGCAATCTCAGAATTAGCAGATAGAGCTGAGGCGTCAGGTGTCATAAACTCTACATCACCATCATCACCTACATAGATTCTAGCGTTAGGTCCGTACTCAAAGTCTTCTACCAACCCTCTGATCTTGAAGACAGGGTGTACAATAAGATCAAGAGCATCTGCTTTAGCATTCTCAAGGTGGTCAAGTCGATACTGGAGACCAATCAGGTTATCCAGAGGACCCATAGCATAGAGGTTATCTGGGCGCTGTCTCCAACCAGCGTGGAAGATAGGAGGAGAACCTAACCATGAAGAATGTTGCTCTTTCTTAATAATATAAGCTCTGTCAGCAACAACGATATGCATATTGCTGTGGAGTGTTTGTGTATCAGTGTCGTATATGTCACCATAGAACTCTAACAGCTCTACGTAGTCACTCTCGAAGTAGTTAGTATATGAGCTGAAACCATCAGCAAGATATGCTGCATTCTTCTTTACATCTCTAGGACCTGCACCAGCAGTCTTGACCTTACCTCTAAGAGCAATCATCTCATGGAAGATTTCCTCAAGGTAACCTTTTTCAGGATGGTCTTTGATAACTCTAGCTATCTCAGCAATAGTGGTAAAGGTTCTCAATACTTTAGGAGACTCTTTAAAAGACGAAGCTGTAGGATCAAATACAATATCCTCAGGGCTGATACGTCTTAGTCGTGGACCTACATAACCTTGGATAGTCTCACCAGTGATAGGGTCTTGATGATACTCACTTACAAACTCCTCCATAGCGAAGCAGTTACCGTAGTCAATGTAATCCAAGATACAAAGAGAGACCTGATCTCTAAAATCAGTCTGTCTCATCTTCTCTCTCATGTAAGCTTCAATAGCTTCTTTCTTTTTCTTGGTATTACTGTCCTTATCTCCACCTTCCCACGAAATAGCTCTGTCATTAGGGAAGATAGCAGACATGTAGTTAGCATGTAGGTTATCCCTGATCTGGCAGAGTTTAGGAAGGTGTGTAGAGTTTTTCCAGCCTAGATTACCTGCAGTCGTGCTGCGAGTATCCGTAGCGAAGATATAGTCTCTGGTCTCTTTAGTTAAAGTGAGCCAACTGTGGCGGAAGTTATTCCATTTGTCGTACTTGAGTGCGATCTCACACGCCATACGGTCCGCATTAGCATACTCTTCAAATGATACAGCTTTAGGCAACTACGCCTCCAAATTTCTTGTGGTAAATAATATTAGATACAGTACTACTTCTCATAGAAGCACTACCGGGCGGTGTGATGTTGTCAATCGCGTTAGAGAGGGCATCCTTACAGTCATCGTGAGGAGGGAACTCCATAATAAGCTCGTCCTCCAGTACCTGACAGTTACCACCCCTATAGTGCCATACAGCACGGTTCTGGTATACTGGATCAAGGACAGCCTTCATTCTCTCTTCTTTTCGTCCAGACTGAGAGTTAGGTTTAACCTCTACAATAGACATCATGATGCCATTAGGTCTCAAGTATGAGTCTTTCAACTCTCGGACAATAGATTGCTGTGCCGAGACAGTCTCAGCTATAAGTTTTTTAAAGTCCCATTTGATATAAGCCTGTAACAGTTGCTCATAATAAACCTTGATAGAGTCTGTTTTAAAGCGAATAACGTCCAATACATAGTAGTTCCTATCTGAATCCATTCCTAATACAATAAGAGCAGTATAGTCAGACCTGTTACCAATACTGTAGGAGAAGTCCATCGCGGCTACGACATTAAGCCTTCTACGACCTAAGCCTTTACCATAATACCAATGACCTTTCTCTTGTGTAAGAAGCTCTTTATCATAATACTGGAACAAGCTTCTGTCTAGTCCAACACCATCACCACTGTTAGGGTCATTATAGTACTGGGCGTAGTATTGTGTCTTGTCTGGATACTTAGCTCTTTTAGTAGCTAGAACACGTCTATCGAATCCGAACCAACGACCATCTGATCTTTGTTGACGTGGCCACAGGAACTCACCTGTACCATCACCTTGATCTTCAACAGCTCTTTCAAATATCTCATAGACAGGTTCCATAGCGGTTACTTCACCATCGTCGTCATAGACCTCATACTGCATGGTAAGCATTTCACCATAGAGGTCTTTAGGGTGGTAACGAGTACCTACAACCCACTCTTGTGCATCAGCACCCTCAATAGAGGCTAGGAGTGAGAACTGGCTCTTAACCTTGGTTCTACCTTCTTCTGTGTAAGCATTCTCATAGACAACAACATCGTCTAGGACAGCTACATCACAGTGGAGACCAGTAATAGCAGTAGTAAGACCACCAGTAAATACCGTAGGGTCTCGTACACCCTCTTCTTTACGTTTAGGGTGATCAACACTGAATTCAGAAGAAGTCCACTTCTCTCTCTTACCAATCTCTGGATGCACCATTTCTGGCCAGTATTTGGTGTAAATAGGAGAGGTTAGGATGTCTTGAATAAACTTAAGCTGTTTCTCGGCTAGGTTTGATGTAGCAGAGACATATAGAATACGACAGTCTGGGTTATTAGTGATGTGCCACGCAACCCTGTATGCAACATACCGGCTCTTACCGTGGTCACGAGGAAGCAGTGTGATTTGAAACCTACTTGCTTCCTCTCTAGTCCACCACCCACACAACTCTTGGTGTACAGAGCCCATCACATTCTTAGGTGCAATAAGCCTGATGAAAGTCTCTAGATCAGCTTCAGCAGCTTTCCTGAACTTCCATTGAAGAGGTGTGAGGGAGTCATCTGTGCGAATAGCCATATATTATGCCAGTGGGAATTTATTAGGACCGATCATCTCCCAGTTAAATCGGGCTGTGACTGTGTTACAGATTGCACCTAATTCATCAAACATAATGAAGCGTACATCTGAGTTTGCGTCAATGTTGCCTCGGTCTTGTTGAATAACAAAAGGTAGGTTACTGCCTGCTGAGAAGGTCTCAGAGATTAGCGTAGCCTTAGCTTGGTAGACTTCCTTAGCTTCTGTGACATTGGCTGCAACATAGCTGAACGGGTCTCGGCCAATAACAACCTTACCATTAGAAAGGGATGTACCATCGAACTGGCCTGTAATCTTAGAGACAAAACCTTTACAGTTTACAATCTCAATCTCTTCAGCGGAGATACCGGTAGGATCAACATCAAGGCTGATGCCATAAGAATCATTCTTACCGTTGACACCGACAATCAAACCATCCTCACACCCTTGGTGGAAGCGCATCTCTACTGCAGAGCTTCCATCGTGCAGAGTACCACCGTTGATAACAAAACCTCTTGTACGGCCAATGTCATAGCAGTAGCGTCCGATATCAAACATGCTCAAGCCAGTGATGCTAACGCTGTCTACTGTCTGTACAGCAGAGTTGATATTAGAGTGACAAGCAACTGATACACCGTCTAGTACGACACCATCAATAATACCGCCAGTAATGGACAAGGACTCTGTTACATCGTTACCGAGGTCAAAGACTTGTATTCCCATAGACACTGAGCGAAGCATCGGGTTGGTGATCGTGACATTCTGACAGTTCTGGACTGCAATAGCTGCACCAACGTTCTCTTGGACAGTTACGTCAGCTAGATCAACAGAACCTGTGAAGGTTGCGCCTCTGAAGGTAATCGCGTCTCCATCATCACCTAAGACAACAAAGGTATAGCGACCTGAGGAGGTAATAGCCATAGAGCGGTACGAACTGTTGGTCAGGTTAGAGCCGGAGCCTAGGGAGACAAACAACGTACCAGATGTAACAGTGACTGGCACTTCTACAATAAAGGCTTTGGTCGTGTCGCCATCGTTTGTACCTAGGTCATAGGAGACACCTAAGGCAGTATTCTGAGTCTGCACAGCATCTACATTACCTGCAGTCCCTGTCCATGTAAGGACGCCACCTGAGATACCTACACCAGTTGCTACAGTCCAGTCTCCGGTAGCTGTGGAGATCATGTTCTGTTTAGTCACTAGTGCGGAGTTAGCAATGTTAGGGGAGGTTACTGTGATCTCACGAGTATCGTTAGTTGCTTTAATCCGTAGACCAGTACCTGCTTGGCGATTCATATCAATAATAGGGTTATTAATATTAACTCGAACACAGTCTTGAATGTCTAAAGATTCTTTGTGGAACTCACCACTATCGTATGTGTAGCAGTTATATAGGATTGGGTTGTTCAGGTTGAACTCGTAAATACCACGGTTGATGTCCATGCCTTCAGTAAGTGTGCTTACCGCATGGAAGTTATTGACAGTGAGGCGTCTAACGAAACGATCAGCAGTTGCTACATCACCATTAGTGTGTAGGCCAGAGTAACATCCATTTACGTACATACCTTCGATAACCATGTCATCAATTTGTACATAAGGGTTTGTTTGGATAGCACCATATACTGAGCTAAGGCAGCGGAAGTTCTCAATGTAGATGTTATCTCCACCATTGAACAGGATAGGAGACACGTTATTTACAAGGAAGTCTTCACCGCCGATATTAGTTACCTGCACAGTACCAATAAGGAAATTGCTAGAACCTCCATCCATCTCCGCATCGATCAGTCGGAAACTAGTGCAACCAGCAATAACTTGGATAATATTAACATACTGCTGAGAAGCCAGCGTCATCACTGCGCCTTTTTCAAAGACACAATCAAACGGGACATCAACTACAACTGCACCTGTCTGGGCAAAGGTACCCGAAGCTGCGAGTGGAGTAGCTGCATTAACGTAGTAATCACCTGTACCCTTAGGGACAAAGATCATTACTTCTGCATCAATGGCTGCTTGGAAAGCAATTCTGTTCTGTGTAGCAGAGGCTGTCAGTCCATCTGACTTACCACCTAAAGCAGCTAGGGAGACTCTACGCCCAGAGGTGACCATATCAAAATGGCCTGTACCATCAGTGAGATCAATGATAAACATATCATCACCTGAGCCAGACCCACCAGTAGTGTAAATGTAAAGAGCATCACCCCCGTCGTTCGCATCGTAGTAACCTTTAGTCTTGACTAGTTGTCCATTAGCGAGGGATGAGCCTGCAAGTGCTTTGAGGTCTGCTACAGAGGAATAGGATAAGACAGTAGTAGATAGGTTGCCAGCAACTAGAGCACTAGCTACTTCATCTACATAACGTTTATTAGCCCCATCTGCTGCAACAGTAGGGTCCTTAAGATTAATGATCTTATTACTATTGAGGTCCAGCTCTGCTTCCATAGAGTTAGGAGTAGACCCATCCCTACTGAGGGTATTGTTGAAAGCTGTCTCTAGAGCGTCTAGGTTATTGTTGTAGGCATCAATAGCTTGGAAGCCATTAGACGTAATATCTGTAAAGGTTGGGTGCTTAGCCATTTATGTTTTTTTCCTGCTTCTACCGTTATCTCTACGGTTGGCTGAGGTACTACGTACCCTTGTATTCTTTCTTGAGTTAGAACCACCCTTTGACAGCTTCTTCTTGTGGTCGATGTCTTTACCACCGCCTCCACCTCTTTTATGTGAGTTCTTTACCTTACCATCTTTAATAGCTCTACGTCTAGCCTTATTTCTTTTAGCTCTATCTTTCTTAGGCTTCGCTTTAGCATTGTATGTCTTCTTGGCCCTCTTTTCAGCCGGAGACATCTTCTGACCTTTAAGTGCCATTAGTTCATCCTTATTCCAATACGTTCAC